ACTAAAATATAGTATATTTATCACTATGACATTTAACTCAGACATTCAGCGTATTGGTTTCGCTTGCAAATGGGCAGAAATCAATAAAAAGGGTGAGATCGCTAGCACCGAGGGCCTGAACACAGGTGGTACAACATTGGCTTGGGCAAGACGCAATAAGCGTAATATTGTCGAAGAAAAGATCATGGATGTTGCTAAAAAGAATATTCTTAATACCCATGCTCTAATCAAGAAGGTAGCAGAATTGCCCCCTGAACTGCGTATGTTGCGTATCACTAGCGACATGTTGTCTTTCTATACGCATGAGGAATATAGTGACTTCTGGAAATCTACCGAAGTGCAGAATAGTTTAGAGCGTTGGTTCGCACCTATCGGTGAGACTGCACGTAAGAACGATGTCCGTCTATCCTTTCATCCCGATCAATTTGTTGTATTGGCTAGTGATCGTGAGGAAGTAGTAAATAAGAGTATAGAGGAGTTTGAGTACCATGTTGATATGGCCCGTTGGATGGGGTACGGAAAGAAATTTCAGGACATCAAAATCAATGTCCACATCTCGGGTCGTCAAGGTCCAGCCGGTATCAAACGTGTGCTTTCACGATTGTCTACAGAAGCAAGAAACAGTATTACTATTGAGAACGACGAAATCAGCTGGGGCATCGACGCAAGTTTGGAACTCGCCAACGATCTCGCATTGGTGTTAGATGTCCATCATCACTGGGTCAAAACAGGCGAGTATATCCAACCCAATGATGATCGTATTAAGCGTGTTATTGACAGTTGGCGTGGTGTTCGCCCTGCAATACATTTTAGTGTCTCACGCGAGGACGGCTTGCTTGAGCGTAATGTCAATGACCGACATAACCTACAACAATTGATTGAGTCGGGTTACAATAAACAAAAGTTACGTGCGCATAGTGATTATTACTACAACGATGCTATGAATCGTTGGGCATATGGTCATTGGAGTTGGGCTGATATCATGTGCGAGAGCAAGGCTAAAAATCTTGCTAGCATGAAACTTTACGATACATATAAGACTTATGTTTGATAAACTAAAGAACCTTTTAGGAGTGAAAAGTAAAGGGTCACGACCTGGGTCTCCGAGCGAGACTCCTCCTAAAACTAAAAAACTTTCGCCTAAGGAAGAGGCTACAAAGAATGGCGAACCATACATTGCTATTCTTAAAGTTAATGTTGACCCAAACGATATTAACAACGGTGCCTTTGATTTAGATTGGAACGACAAGTTCCTTACTAACCTTATCAAACAAGGTTATAAAATGAATCCAAAAGATACAGACAACGATATCGTAGATCGTTGGTTCCAAACTGTATGCCGTAATATCGCACTAGAAGTTTATGAGCAACAACAAGCCGACCCTGATAATCGCAACATGAATGATATGCGTGTTGTAGGACGTAAAGATTTGGGTAACGGTCGTTCCGAAGTTTCCTAATTCTTTGACAATTTTTATATAATTTATTAATCTACTCTTACAGGAGTAATATAATGATTGTAATCAAGTTGCCTTACCTTAAGTGTTCCTTTCCCAACTGTAACAAAACCGTTGGTCATCATGATAAGAAGCGTGGCAGAAACAAACAAGTCTGTGAACGCCATCGTAAAAAAGATAAATGGATAATTGATGAATGGAAGTTACAACAGGGATGTAATAATAAAGATGGGCGTTATGGATTTGAATGTGTATCTACAAAGATCATTCATCCTGCTACATTAGACATCAATCATATTGACGGTAATAATCACAACCGTGATCCTGACAATATTGAGGTGTTATGTAAAATGTGTCACACAGTAGTGACAATACAAAGCGAACATCATTTGGAAGAAACGGGCGACCGCCCCGGAGAAACATTCACAAGTTTCGGCGACATTTTTGATTTGGGCATACCAGAATTGACTACGTTAAAGAAATAGTATAATATACGTATATTATTCTGTTAAATAGGTGTGCTTATGAAATACGCATTGATTGATACTGCTAACACGTTCTTCCGTGCCCGACATATCGCAAGTCGTAATAGCGACACGTGGGAAAAGATTGGTATGGCATTGCACTTGAGTCTGTCAAGCGTCAATCAGGCTGTACGAAAGTATGGTATTGATCACGTTGTATTCTGTCTTGAGGGTCGTAGTTGGCGTAAGGACATCTACCCACAATACAAGGCACATCGTAAAGTTGCTGAGGCTGCACTCACTGAAGCCGAGGCTGAAGAAAACAAAATGTTTTGGGAAACGTATGACATGTTCACCACGTTTCTGCGTGAGAAAACTAATACATCTGTGTTACGCCATGAACGGGCCGAGGCAGACGACCTTATCGCACGATTCGTACATCTGCATCCCAACGATGAACACTACATCATCAGCAGTGACACAGATTATGTTCAGTTGATTGCACCGAATGTTAAGCAGTACAACGGTGTCGCCAATCAGTTGATTACCCTTGAAGGTTATTTTGATGACAAGGGTAAGCCTGTCAAGGACAAGAAAACTGGGGAGCATAAAGTTTTAGGTGATCCTCAGTTTCACTTGTTTGAAAAGATTATGCGTGGTGACGCAGGCGACAACGTGTTCAGTGCATATCCTGGTGTTCGCACTAAGGGTAGCAAGAACAAAGTTGGCTTGACTGAGGCATACGCCGATCGCCACAAGCAAGGCTTTAACTGGAATAACATGATGCTACAGCGTTGGGCAGACCCCGACGGTGTTGAGTATCGTGTGCGTGATTTGTATGAGCGTAATCGTACATTGATTGACTTGACTGCACAGCCCGACGAGATCAAGGATCTTGTTGATGTTAGTATTGTCAAAGGTGTGCGCACTACTGTTACGCCGCAAGTTGGTGTACACTTTATGAAGTTCTGTGGCAAGTATGAATTAAACAAGATCAGCGAACAAGCTGATAGTTATAGCAAGTGGCTAAATAACCCGTACACAGGTGAGTTATGTCAAATGACACTGTAACTGAATATTTGTGTAAAAACTGCATCCATAGTCATATTGATTTGGATGATAGACTTTTTGGTTATTTGTTTAATTTTGGTCAATTTTCAAAACACTATTATCGTTGTAAAAAAACGTTGACTAAAAAACATTTTAACTCTAATCCAGTCACCGGCTCTGAAAGAGTAGAAACACATATGGAATGGTGTAGTGTGACACGTACTAACACAGAGGCATGTGGTAGTGAGGGCAAATGGTGGACTCCAAAACACAAGAAAGATTTATTCAAACTATTAAAGAGGTAATATGACAGAACTAATCGCTAAACCAATTATTAAAGATCAATACTGGGTCGTTACTGACGGTGATCGAAAGGTCGGTAATGTACAAGCCAATAGTGCTGGCTACGAAGTTATACTCAATGGTAGCACGCTACAGTTTAACAATACTGATGACATTAAAAAGAAAACCAAGATTAAGTTCCAAGTATTAAAGTCTAATAACACTAAGGCTGAATTACCTTGTCCCGAATATCCTACATTTGAGAAGGTATATAACAGCGTGTTTGATGTCAAACGTAAATTGCATTTATTTACACAAACCGAAAGCAGCAAATGTTTACATGCCGCAGGTTGGTTCGTACTAAGCGTCACAAACACTCCAGAAGTCGTTTTTTGCCCCAAATACATCTTTATTCAGCGATATCCATATAAGGGTCCGTTTAAAACAGAAACCGAGGCAAATAGTCATATAAATAGTTGAGATGATACATATCAAGCAGTTTATAGATAAGGTCTCGCATTTAGAGAGTAGAATGAATAAAGACCTTATAATGCCCATAACTGACGCTAGGGCATTACGTGATGAGATATCTAGGTTACTTACAGATTTACACGATCTGAAAAGTAAGAAGGAAAGTAAAGAAGAAGTTATCAAGGTTGAAATCACAGGCGGCAAATTCAAATGAGCAGAACACAACCAAAAGTCATACTTGAGAATGTAGACAAGAACACATACAAGACTGTTCAGATTGTTGAAGCCGCGGGTATCTGGGCTGTGTTCTATGATGGTCAACCTATCAATCTAAAGAGCAGTCATTATCTTGCTAACGAAACTACACCTAAATATAAAAAGACCAGTTTCAGTAATCCTGGTCACGCAAGAAATCTCTGCCGTAAACTAAACGCACAATTCCATACAGATAAGTTTACTGTTGTTCTACTCAATTCAGGTAGACAAGTTTATCCTGATGAGTAAAAACAGAAAAACAAAAATAACAGAAATTATACTTGACCAGCTACCGTACAGTAGCACATATAAAACTATTCCAGCAGACAAAACAATAATGCGTTGGTGGGTTACCGGACGCAGTAGTAATAATTTACGTTTGACTGATGAAGGTAAACAAGCCTTTGAT